ATGGACATCGTGCGCTGGTTGTTCGACGCGCAGATCGTCATCGGTGACCAGACGGTGCTCTGGCGCGAGGTGATCGGCAACGTCTTCGGGCTGCTCAGCGCGTTGGGCGGCATGCGTCGGAAGGTCTGGGCCTGGCCCGTCGGGCTGGTCGGCAACGCCCTGCTCTTCACCGTCTTCATGGGGGCGCTCTTCGACACCCCGAACCCCGTCAACCTGCTCGGGCAGGCCGGCCGCCAGGTCATGTTCATCATCGTGAGCATCTACGGCTGGTACCGGTGGACGCACCGCCCCGAGGACGCGACGACCGTGATCGACCCGCGCTGGGCCTCCTGGCGGACCCGTCTGCTGCTCGTCGTCGGGATGATCGGCGGCACCGCCCTGCTGACCCCCGTGTTCCGGGCGCTCGGGTCGTACGAGCCGGTGTGGAGCGACGCGTGGATCTTCGTCGGCTCGCTGCTCGCCACCTACGGCATGGCGAAGGGGTGGGTCGAGTTCTGGCTCATCTGGGTGGCGGTCGACCTGGTCGGCGTGCCGCTGCTGTTCTCCGCTGGGTACTACGCCTCCGGGCTGATGTACGTCTTCTACGGCGTCTTCACCCTGACCGGGTTCTTCGTGTGGAACCGTCAAAGGCGTGTACGAATCCCGCACGTTGAGACGGTCGGCGCGTAGGCAACGTGCGGTGTTGATACCACACCGCGAACTGCCATCTAGCACACAAACACACAAAGCCCTGGTCAGAGCGGTGTGCCGCGACACGCCCAAGCGGTGATATCCACACTGTGGGGAGAACAGACTCACAGGGTGTGGACAAGTGTTAGTGACCCCCCATGGATCCGCGGAAAATCGGGGGTCCGGGCGTGTCGGTCGGTTGTCCACAGGGTGTGGAGAACTACATGGATGTAACTCTTTCTCCACAGAGGCCCCCGAACTGTGGGGGCCGCGCGGTAGGCTCTGTAACGCAAGCAGCCCCGACCACTCGGGCCGGGGCGCTGCACAGTAGCCAGGTCGGCGGTCAAGCCGTGGAAAGTTGGGCCGTCGCCCTGGCGGATCGGAGCACAGCTATGCCTGCAACCCCTCGGAACCCGCGTACGAGTCCGTGGCACTACGGTACCACTCAGACGACAAATGTCACTCACGCGGCGTTTACCGTCCGGAGTGTCACGGGAGTCCTGAGCAACATGCTCATGACGCTCATCGCCTCTACCAAGCTCGGAGCGCTCATGTACGAAGCGTTCGAGTGGGCGGATCGGATCGGACTGCTCTGGTAGCAGGCCGGACTGAACGACGACGCCCCCGGCCTGACGGTCGGGGGCGTCGCTCGTGTCACCAGCCTTGCGTCAGCCGGGGCGGGTCTGACTGGTCGGGGCTGTACCCGTGTCGGTGGCCGTTGGCGCATGTGCCGATCATCTTTGGCGCTGCCAAGCGCTTACCGTGATCCGGATTGGAAACGGGCGTGACGGTGAGGTCGCAACTCTTGCACTGTGTCTCGAACATGGGGCAAAGGTACGACCGGCCCCCGACACCCCGGAAGCATGAGAATGCCCCGGGCTGATTCAACCGTTGATGGCACCCGGGGCATGGTCATGGGACCGAGACTGACGATAGCTGATTACGCCGGTCCTAGATACTGCACGTTCATGAACGTGGCCTGCCCGCCGTCATTCACCGCGGGAACGTTCGTGACGTTGACACCCGAGTGGAAGAGCACCGACAGCGTTGTCCCAGCTGTGACCACCACGTCCACTGTCAGCGCCACAGAACTGGTAGCGCCGGTACCGGTGCTTGGACCGGTCGCGTAGGCGGTGCCGTTAAGCAACAGGCGGATGTTGTAGTAGGTCGCGGTACCGCCTTGGAGGGCTTGGATCGTGACGCGGTAGCGGCCCGCCTGGTTCATGGTGTGTGCTGTGTTCGCGACGTTCGGGGTTAGGCAGTTGCCCACGTTGCTCTTCACGGAGTCCCATGGCACACCCCAACCCGCACCCGTGGTGTAGCTGTAAGACGCGCCACGAAAGAGAGTGGCAGCCGGGATGATTCCCGCGGTCGGATACCACCCCGACGCGACTGCGCCGGACGCGGCTGTCAGGTACATCTCTTCGCGGGACAGGTCAGTGCGCCACACCCGCTGACCGGGCATCGGGGCAGGGATAGCGGCGTCACGCGCTGCGGAGCTTGCAACAGCGCCCGGGCGCAATAGAGCGGCCTGCGTTGCGATGGCCTGATCTTCCAGCCATTCGTCAAGCGGGGTTATGTCATCTGTGCCGTCTGGTAGCGGGATACCGTCAGGGGAAGTGTAGCTAGTCATATTCTTTCCTAAGCGAGCGGGTTAGCGTTAAAGTCGCGGAACTTCTGGCCCGCGTGCTGCGTGTTGAATTGGTTGAAGCTGAGGACCGGGTACTTCCGGGTGAAGTCCGAGAAGGTGGCCCCAGAAACGATTTCGTTGACCTCGACAGTGATTTCCCAACGGTTGGGGTCAATCGAGTGCGTGAGCGACAGGATGCGGCAGGTCTGATCGATGCCGCCGTACCGAACTCGAATTGGCGCACGTAGCTCAAGCCATTCGAGAACGTCAGGACGTGATTGCACATTGATCGTGAAACGGCTGACCACGTATTTCGGGCGGGACAAGGAACTCATGAGGTCTTGGGCACGACGGCTGAGGTTAGACCCGTACGCGCCCTCCGAGTACATGGACATGTCCACCGACGATGCGTGCGCGCCCCACCTGCGGATTGATGAATCCGCCGTGATGGTGCTAGACACGTCGGCCGTATTGCCGGTGGCCACGTCACGCCCGTGATTGTTGACGGCAAGCGTGTTAACTACATTTTTAGTGTCGAAACCTAGGAATACGTCCGTGTAGGAGATATCGGAAGTCGCGGTATCTCCTACGCTCAGGTGTGAACCGCTGTTCAAGAACTGACGACTGACGATAACCTCACCGTTTTTGTTGACCCACCAGCGCGCACCGACCGTGTTACAGGCCACGTCGAGATGGTTTGCGAGGTTCGACTGCAAAGCGATATCCGAGAGCTGGTAGCCCTTGGGGTCCGAGATGCGGGTTACCTGCATTCCGCGCATGGTCAGCGCCAATGTGCCGCCGCCTGCTGCGTAGGTGGTATTAGCGCCTGCGACCTGCTGGAACTGAATAACACTCTTAGAACTGTTCACCTTGAAAGTCAGGGACAGCACCATGCTCTCCCCAACCTGGCTCACGGACACCGGTTCTGAGTACTGGTAGTTCGCTCCCTCGGCGTAGCGAAGTTGGAACATCCCCAGCGTGACGTTTGCGGCCTCTTCTAGAGTTACGTTCATGGTCACGGTATAAGTGGCGTTCAGGTTGAGGTCTGTGAAGAGACGTGCAACGGTGGTCGGAAATGTCCCGACGCTCGCGTTTGTGGTGGTCCAGCGATACTTAACCCCGGGGCCAGCAACGAACGTTCGTGATGCAACAACCCCAGTTGATGAATAACCCGTCCAAGACTGATCGGACGCGCCGGGCCAGGTGTAGACGGTAGTGTCCATGTTCGGGGCGTAGTTGATCGGAACCAAAGCACTGGAAGCAAGCTGGTCAATCCGACCGGCGAAGTCTTGGAAACCTGCACCCGAGCGGGACACGACGCCGTTGCGGTCCGTGTTCGCAAGACTCTGCACCGCGTCTGTCGCGCTGATGGTGGTATAGATGTTCTTAGTTCCGGCAGCCTTGTCGTAATCGACGGTCTGGGATAGATCATTGATCGTGCCGGTAAACTCCGGCTTTTCCGCGGATACGGTGCTGACGTTCCACTTTGTGAAAAGCATGGATTGCGCCTTAGTGCCCGCTGGCTGTCCGTAGGCGTTCGCATACTGAAGGGCGCGGACACCGACGCGCCAGGGCTGATCGGCGGGCACGGTGAACGTGACGGGCGGGTATGCGGTCTGCGTAGCCGACACTGGACGTGGCGCACCGAGTGCGATTGTTCTTGTGTCCCAACCGGTGCCCGTGTAGACCACCAAAGCGGTCGGAACACTCCATACGCTTTCCGACGCTACGTCCGCCGCTGTGGCTGTGACGGTGTACGTTTCGCCCGGGATAAACGCATCCGGGCGCACGTTGGTTGTGGTCTGGTACGGCTCCGTGCGTGCGAATGGAGCACCTTCCTGCACGCCAATGTCAGCGCCCGCACCGAGGTTTTCCCACCAGACCTTGACACCAGCGGAGGACGCACTGAGACCTTGATGGAGGTCAATATACTGCGGCGCTGCGATAGCTGTAGTTCCCACGGAAGTACCCAGAAGGTTCCACAGAACCTTGCTTGACTGCGCCTTGCGAACAACACGGATTGGGCTGTTCGGCTTCAACGCAGTCTCGTTCGCAAGGTCCAGCGCACCGTAAAGCGTTGCCGTTAGGCTGCCGACTTCCATAGCGGTAGATGCGCCGTTCTGTGAACCGCCGCGGGTGATATCAACCTTCGTGGCGAACGGAGCAAGGTTGCGCCAATTGCCGGTGAGCTGATCCCAGACCTGGAAGGTCAGGAAGTTTGTGACTGGGCGTTCAATCATGAGCGGACCCCGTTTCTTCGGTTGAAGTCGTCAAGGCTCTTGTGGATGACGCGGCCTGCCTCAGGGGTTGGCTCTAGCATCTGAGCGTTGACGTGATAAGTGTTGATGACGACCTGACGACCGCCCGCGTATCCTGCGAGACCGTCAGCGGAGGCTAGTTCCGGAGTGCCGGACAGCACTGTCTTCCCGAGCGCGGTCATTGCTCGCTCGACCGGCTTCAGCTTTGAGAGGCCGTTAGCGAATCCCTGAATCGAGAACTTTCCAAGCTTGGCCATTTCGCGGGAGGGAGAGTGAATACCGAGGATGCCCTTAACGGAACTCATCAGCTTGTTGCCGATGCTCGATGCGATGGAGGCAATGGCACCCATGCCGTTGGTGATACCGCGGACGAATCCATCGATCACGCGCCCACCAGCGTCCACAAGCCACTGACCGGCAGCACCGAGGGCGGACGTGATCTTGTCCTGGAGGCCGGTCACAAAGTTGACGGCCTTAGCAACGCCGTCTCCGATGCCGGATGCGAGCTGGCGGGCCTGCCCGACGATGCCGTTGACCGCTCCAGTGACAACGCCGGAGATTGCGCCCCAGACGCTGGAGAAAATTCCGCGAACTAGGTTGAGGCCCGCCGTAATGACCGACTTGACAATGCTGATCGCGCCAACGATGACGCCCTTGATGACGCCCCAGACACCAGAAACGATGTTCTGGATTCCGGACCACACTTGCTTCCAGTTTCCGGTGATGATGCCTGTCACGACCTGAATAATTCCCTGCACGATCTTCATTGCAGCGGAGATGATTGGCACGATCGCCTTGAAAACCGTGGTCACAACGGGCAGCAATGCGCTGATGATCGGGATGAGTAGACCAGCAATCTGCGAAATGAGCGGCGCGATTGCTGCGATGAGCTGAGCGAAGACCGGTGCGATGGCTGAAAGGGCAGAGCTGAGCACCGTCACGAGCTGCACCGCAATCGGCATGAGCGCGACGAACACCTGAGACAGAAGTTGAATGAGGATGTTCGCGACCGTGGTGAGGACCGGTGCAAGGGCAGTCATAACCGTGCTGAGCGTTGTGAGCGCGGTACCGGCAAGCTGACCGATCAGGGACACGAGCTGTGGCAGGACCGGTACCAGGGACTGAAGCACGATCCCGAACGGGGAAACGCTCGGAGCAATGGTTAGGAAGGCTGCGCCAATCTGCTGAATGACCGGCAAGAGCGGACCGAAGGCCTGCGAGATAATCGGGCCAAACGTTTGGAACGCACCAGAAATGAAGTCAATGGCTACACCGAGCGGTCCGCCTCCGGAGAGCGTGGTCGAGATAGCATCCGCGATGCCTTGGACGATTCCAACAAACTTCTCGGATTCGCCAAGCTTCTGGAGGAAGACAGCAATACCGCCGCCGACCTGCGAGAGAACCGGTAGGAATGCTCCGCCGATAGTCTCTTGCATGTTGCCGAAGGCGTTAGCGATCTTTTCCTTAATTCCGGCGAAGGTGTTACCGAAGGCCTCGGCTGATCCGCCGAATTCCTTGTTGACCTCCGCAAGGATGACGGCTTGGGCCTTGCCCGTCTCACCCATCTCGGCGTACTGCTTGATCTGAGCCTTCTGCTGCTCCGAGAACGTGACGCCCTGCTTTGTAAGCTTGGACATACCGGCAACCGGGTCATTGACGGCTTTGGCAAGCGACTGCGCGGCCTTGACCGGATCGGTACCGAGAGCGGTAGCCATATCAAGGGCGCTCTTGGTCACGTCATCAAATTGCTTACCTTTGATGTTGGTGAACGTCGCAACCATATTCTCGGCGCTCTGGATAACCTCATCGTCAATTCCGGTGAGGTTGGAGAGCTTTAGAGCTAGGTCACCGATTTGGTCTGCGCTTCTATCGGCAGCACCGCCCGTGCTCTTCACAACGGCGGCAGTCTGGGCGGCGACCTTCTCGCTCTCTGCCGCAGCGTCAATTGAGGACCTGATGAAGGCACCGACGCCGACAGTGATCGCCCCCACAGCTGCGGCACCAGCAAGGGCGACCTTCCCGAAGCGCGCACCAAACTTGTCAGCGGACCCCGCTGCGCCGTCCATTCCACTTTTAAACTTCGACGTTTCGGCAAGGACCGAGACGACAATTGACGATCCTGCCATTTGATGCTTCTCCGGTAATATGACACCAGTAGGCGGAGTAACGGAACAAACCCCCGCCCACTGGCGGTCTAGTGCTTTCGCTGTTTATTTCGCCTGTTGGTTTCGTGGATGATCGCGTTCCGTTCTGCGACCGTCAGGCGGTAATATTGTTCTGGCGTGAATCCAAGGGCGACAACAAAGGTCGCCATATCCTTTAGCTGGCCTTCACGCCGGGTTCTTCCCCCGCGTCTTCATCCTCAGACTGCGGGAGCAATTCGTTCAATTCAGAGACCTTTAGGTCCAACGCATCTTCAAGTGTGAAGCTGGGGTCTTCGCGCTTCTTGTAGACCGTCGCCATTGCAGCAAGGAACATGCCCTGCGGGCGGTCCTCGCTGCCAGCGACAGAGCCGATGGAAGCACCGATAGTGTTTTCAATGAAGTTGAGTTCGCGGATAGTGAAGTCATCCAGACTTGCCATGAGTAGTGTTCCGTTCTACGTGTTGTTAACCGGCGAGGTCATTACGCCGGACGATTTCTTCTAGGCCCTGCTGAAGCATGTCCACAGCGGTGCTTTGGTTGCGGTTTGCAGCATCCGTCAGATAGTTGGTCCCTCGAATGTTTCGGGAAGGCCATCCGTAATTCTGGACGCCCGCATAGGGGGCGCGAGCGCCACCCGCACGAACCACGGCCTTTGTAGCGCCGCGGCCCGCGCGAATGGTGTCGCTGAGCTTTCCTGTCTCCTTGGGAACGCCACCCTGAGCCGCCCCCACAACAACCTCTCCGATCGCGTGCATGAGGTCTTTCATGTCCTGCGAATCAGCACCGGCTTTGCGGAGACCCCTGATGGTCTTATTCAGACCTTCGATTCGGACACGGCTATCACCGTTGCCGAACTCAATGACGTCCTGAGGCATGACTACGAAACGGCTCTCGTAACGTCACCAATGACGGTCCACTCGAAATCGAACGTCCAGTCATCTCCGCTGATCTGTGCGTCACCACCGAGGTCAGGTCGCTTGCCGATCTTCACGTTTCCGGAGAAGATAGGCGCGTCCGCCGATGCTGTGGTGTTGCCATTAGGGGCGAGCTTGAATGCGACGGTGGTTCCAACGTTGAGCCACGCGTACGTCCAGAAAGACGTTGCCGTGGTGCTCTGGATAGCGGTACCCGAAAGGGTTGCCTGGAATTTGCCGCCTGCCTCAGCATCGGCAAAAGTGACGGTGCCGGAGTCGGCGTCATCCCAAGTGAGAGTGACGTTTGTGGCGTCGGCCTTATATTCGGTCGTGCCGAGGAGGAAGCTGAGGGTCGTTCCACTCATACGCTTCGATGTTGCGGTAGGCATTATTAGTCTTCCTTAGAGATTGATTGTGAAGCTGATTTGAAGGTCAGCTGCAAGGTAGGTCTGGCCGCTGCCCGTCGCGATTCCATAGGGACTGGATGCGCCATCAATTGATATGCGCCCGTCGTCCGCTAGAAAGGCGTTTGCTGCATGGCTGATTGCGTTGTCCACGTCGGCCTGTTCTTGTTCATTTGAGCCGGGAGACGAAACGTAGGTGACGCGAAGGTGGAGAACGGCGGTCCCGAAGGTGCCCCCGCTTGTGAGGTAAGGCGCATCCGGAACTACGATGAATCCGGGGACAGTTAGCCGGGCCGGAATGAATGTGTAGCTTGTGGCCAAATTCAATCCGTCGAGAATGTCTGCGATGTATTCGCGTTCGGCAGCAAGATCAAGGCTCATGCGAACCACCCGACATACGGCGCGATGATCGGGTACACCGGGGTCAGGGGGTCTCTCGCGAGCCTGATGGGTGCACCATCCGGTGAGGCGAATTGCGAGACCCCCTGCGGGGCAGATTGCCGAGCGTGTATCTCGGATGCTGCAATCAGGTACGCCTGGTCGGTGACGGCATCCGGGATATTGGTGACACCGGAAATGGCGCGGTCAACTAGAGCAATGCCCGTTGAAAGGGCACGCTCTAGTGGAGCATCGTCGCCGCGGGCGTCACCGATGTAGGCGCGGAAATCGTCAAGGGTAACCATTACGCAGATGCTGTCTTCTTAACAGGAACGATCGAACCTGGCTCTTCGTGAGCAACAGCGACATACCCGTATACGGAGAAGTCGCGAGTCAAGTTGATGATGTTGTCGTCCTGAAGCTGCACGAGCGGGCTGCGGTACTCACGGAGTGCGGCAGCGTTCACGAATGCAACGTTCCCGGTTAGGAGTGGATCAAGCACGACGGTAACGCCTGCAATCTGGCCGGTGATCCCCGTGAGGTTCAACGTTCCGATTGTGTTGACGGCCTGGCCTCCACCGTTGAGGGAGAAGAGCGGGCGACCGTCTGCACCAACGAGGTGAGATACTGCCTTGAATCCGGCGCGGTCCACAACGAGAGCGTCGAGGGTGCGACCGTTCTGCTGGTACAAACCAGCGGCGTCAATGATGCCGTCAAGCCACTTCGTATAGTCCGTGCTGGTCACGTCGAGAACAACGGTGTTGCCAGCTGTGGTCTGTGCGGCAACCTCTGCGGTGTACTCGGCGCGGAAGTTGGCGTCCAAGTAGGCGGCGGCGGAGTTGGCCTGAGCAGTGAGAGTGTGGTTCAGGTGGTTGATAGAGCTGCGCTCGATGACCTGACGTGACAGCTCGGTGTAGCCACCGAAAGTCTTTACGTCGGCGTATTCCTGGTCGAATGCGACCTTTCCGAATACAAGGTTGTCGCCCTCATTGGCCTGAGTTGCAACCTGAACGCTGTTGCTCTTTAGCTTGGAGTATTCGAGTCTCATGCCCTCGGGAGGGAGTGTGCCGGTCGAGAAGATTCCACGCAGCGGGGAGGCGTTGTAAACGAGGCGGGTGAGGTCACCAATGAACTGCGGACGGACAACCGAGTCCGAAAGCTGAGCGCCTGTGTAAGCGCGGTTCACCGTGTCAATGGTGTCCTGGTCGCCGGATGCGATCGCCTTGACGATTTCCCCAGCGGAGCGGGTATCTACGGCAGGCGCTACCTGCTCGGCTGGTCGGGAGGCGAGAACGTCGAGGCGGCGCTCGATGTTCTCTACTGACTCGCGTACCTCAGTGAGGTCCGCGTTGTTTGGCTGATCTGCCATTGGAGTTTCCTTAATAGTGTTTATGGCCTCGCGGACCTGGGCAACGTTCGCGTTCGCGTACGCTGGGAACGGGACGACAGAGACTTCCTTTAGCTCCGCACGGGTGCGAACAACCGTGCCGTCATCGTCTGTTCGGGACTCCACTGGAATGAATCCAATGGAAAACTTGTCTACGGCGTTGTCACGTAGGAGGGTGAGGACGTCACGGCCTTGCGCCGTGTCGGAGATGCGCGCCTTGATATAAAGGCCTTCCTCGCGATCCTCAATGTCTGTGACGCGTCCGATAATCTCCGAGTGGGACCAGAAAAGCTTCACGCCTTCGGAACCTTCGAAAGCACCGCGCTCAACCATTTCAGTGAAATCGCCACCAATACTGGTGCGCTGGCCGTACGGCACTGCGATGCCCTCGACAATTCCTGTCTCGGTATCTGCGCGGAGCTCAACGGCTCTGGTTTGAATCTCACTCATTAGGTTCCTCGGCTTCCGGGTCCTCGACGGGGCCGGTCGGGTTCTGTGGGTACGGGACGGATGCGGTCTGGAGGACCGGTTCCGGGCTGGTGATAATCGCCTTTTGGGCGTTGGTCTGATCGATGGTCAGATCAGGGCTGGTCTCGATCTGATTTGAGACGTTTTCAGCCATCGGCCTCACCGTCCTCGGCAGGGGCCGGCGGTTGAGCTACCGGAGCGGAGAGCGTGTCCCCGCCATCAACCGGTGGTAGGCCCTCGATGGCGCGGATTTCGTTCTTGGTCATCCATGTCGCCATTGCGTAGGTGGCATAGCGTGTCTGTGTATCCGCGCGGAGAAGGGCTTCGAAATTGAACCGGACGACACCAACACCAGGCAGAAGGCTCGACAGGGCGTCTTCTATTTCGAGGACGTACGGGGCCATTCCAAACTTTTGAAACTCAACCCACGCCTGGGAGATGTTCTGATAGGTCTGGCTTGTGCCCTCAACGTCAGCGAGAAGCATGGAAGCGGGGATATGGAAAATGCGTGCAACCTGAGTAGTGGAGAATCGCTGAGACTCAATCCACTGCGCTTCTTTGGGAGAAAGCATTACGGACTTGTAATCAATGCCCTGCCCCATGACCGGGATTCCGTCAGGGTCTGATACCGCTTCAGTCCATGCACTGCGGGCTTCCGAACGGCTTTCGGGTGATAGCTGCTGGTCTGCCTTCAGGTACCCCTTGGTTGGAACTCCACTGCGCCCGAATACGTCACCGGCGAAATCGCGAGTGTCAAGAGCGGAGCGGAGGTCTCGTGCGCCTGCCTGAATCGGTCCGAGACCGTAGGCCTCACCCGGGCGGCGGAAGACTGCGAGGTGCTTCACCTGGTCGGGACGGAGCATGTCTGTACCTGCGAGGTACCCGCTGACAGCGCCCGTCTTTGGGTCCGTGTGGATTGACACGGACCGTGGGTCGAGTACCGAGAGGTTGAGGACCCGACCCGCCTGGTCGCGGTCCACTTTCCAGTAGGCGTTACCGCGGGTTGCAAGACTGATAACCGTCAGCTCGTTGAAGGCGCGCTGAGACTGGGAGGCGTTTGGCTGACGGACCCACGCTGGGACTGCGACCGCAACGTTATTGCGGTACACGTCTATTGATGCCTGCTTCACACCGGTCGCGATGAGTCCTACAGCGGCGTAAACGGTGGACAGCGTTAGCGCTGTGTTCGGCTCTACGCTGAGCGGAGCGTCACTGCGTGACGGCGCACGGCGGGCAAGGCGGTTGTCACCAGAGTTGGTGGCAGGCGGAACGTCAGAACGCGTTTCCCGCGTCTTCCAGAGTTCGTTCCAAACACCCATTACTATCCCGTCGTATTCGATATATCAATTGTAATTGATAATCGGGATAGTGACTTGAGGGTTTAGCTAATCTGTAGCCCCATATCTTTACGCGTTTCGGCGACGTAGACCGCTTCGACTGTTGCAATAACTGCATCAATATCGGAGCCGGATGCGCCGCGCACAATGCGGTAGGCCTCCCCTTGGGCTTTCGTTCCCGCGCGAGGGAGCTGCATGGTCATCAGCGGGTCCCCGGGATGACGGAGCTTGCCGCGCGCGGTGAGCGCGTAGAGCGTGCTCGGTGCCTGGTACTGCTGAGCCTGTCCAAGTGTCTGCACGGGGTATCCGCGGTCCTGGAGTCGGGTGGCGAGTTCCTTGAGGCCATACGCGTCCAGCACGAACGTCTGCACGCGCCCCGTCTGCCACAGGGCAACGGCCATGCGCTCCAGTTGATCCAGAGACGGCCGGAGCGTGGAGCCGACCAACTCGGTCCATACCGCGCCGTCCTCGGCCTTCCACGCGGCAGCGACCGTTGCACTGCTCCAGTCAGTGGTGCGGTCAATTGCGATGACGGCCTTGCCAGTCGGCATCGGCTCGACCGTTGAGGCCTTCCCCCAAAGGGAGGAATCCATGAATCCGGATGAGCCGGAGACGAATCGGTTGAGTCTGTACCGGATCGCCTCATCAGCAGGCATGCTCCGCACGTCCGCAATGACGGCAGCGAGGTTGCCCGCTGCGTGCCCCTCTGCGAGGGCAGGACCGGCCTCCATGAGCAGCCGCCCAAGCTCGGCGTCATCGTCCGGAATGCGGGCCGCTGAGGCCTCATAGATGAACGCACCGAAACGGTCCAGGTCACCGGCTATGGCCTTGTCTGCATTGATGTAGAGGCTCTTCAATAGCTCACTGGAATCGTCCCCGGCGGTTGTGATCCCAACAACAATCCCGTTACGGCGTCCACCGAGACCGTTCAGCAGGTCCGTCCACAACGCGGGCTTCAGAAGGTGAACCTCGTCGCAGATCGCAACTGAGGTCGGGATGCCCTGAAGGCTGGCACTCTTCGCGGCCTTCACTTCCCAACGGCCGCCCTCAATAGTGCGGAGTCCACGGGTCTCCGTAAGCTTGGAAAACCGTCGCTTCAAGGCAGGGTTGGAGGCCACTACATTCGCTGCTCGGTCATAAACCAAACGCGCTTGCTCGGCGCTGCTGGCGATACCGACCACATACGCGCTTGCACCCTCACGCAGCAAGCCATAGAGACCGATGGCAGCGGCAATCTCGGTCTTTCCCTGCTGGCGCGCCATCGAAATGATGACCTGGCGGTACCTCAGTTCACCGGCGAGCGGGTGCCCGTCCGGGTAGACCTCGAAGACGCGGCGGAGTAGGTCTATTTGCCATGCGTCGAAGTCGTGTCCGGTGGCTTGAATCCACGCGTAGCGGAGGGCTGGAAGGTACGGGTCTATATCGGACGGGAAGACACCGGACAGCGCCGGTGTCATTCTCATGTCTGTAGCAACGCTTCCAGCGGATCGGTGGTAGCAGGGGCCTTTCGTAGCTCCAGACGCTTCACCAAGTCCCTATAAGTCAAGCCGTATTGTCCGTGCAGACTCGATACGGATGGATCGGTGTCGATCTGCCCTGCGAGCAAGCGGAGCTGGCTAATTGCCGGAAGATCAGCGTCAATAAGGTCTGTTTCAACGTCACGAATGAACCGCTCTGTGGCGGCGGAGAGAGTTGCCTTGCGGACAGTCATAGTTGAAACATTCTGGGTTCTGCGAGTAAAAAGTTGAGTTTGACGGGGACTCGACGGCCGACCGTCAGAGAAGACCCCCGCCGGTCAGGCCGGAATTCTGGTCAGCCAGTTCGGGTTGACCCATGCGCGGCGTACTAGATCGCGGACGCCCTTAGATGAGTTGTCGGACCTACACGCACTGACACAGTTATCCATAGTGTCAAGTCCTCCGTTTGCTTTGCTTAGGAGGTGATCTACAGTGCGACCATTGGGTCCGTTAGTTGCATCTAGATCGACACCGCAATACACACAGCGGTAGTCATCCCTCTGCCATACCCGGAGCTTCAATGCCTCCCACTCAGTGCCCTTACTGCTGTGTTGGCTCATCGCTCTCTGCCTGTCTCCGTGCTTTCTCGTCTATGTCGGCGTGGGCCTGCGCACGGTAGCGGTCGCTGAGGCCGTGCGTGTCACAGGCTGCGTCCACGATCTGGTGGAGGCGTGCCCGTAGTTCCTCGCTCATGACTCTTCCTTCTCAATCTCTCGCACTGTGAAGCGCCATATGGCGCTCAGAGCCTTCAATTCGAAGACGGTCATACCGTCATCCGGAATGTTGTTCAAAGCCCGTCTGAGGGCTTCCAGGCGTGTCTTACGGCTGGTCATTGGGGGCCTTCCCGTCATAGATTCGATGGCACATGCGGCACCGGGGGCTGTAGTCCCATATGTATGGGGACCATTTCATGATCGATTCGTATTTGTGGCCATCCGTGGTCATCTCCACAGATGCAACCTGCTCATAATCGGAATCGCCGTTATAGCTCCATTCGAGTGCGGGCTTTCCACAATCCACGCATACCTGAGCTTTTGCGAGTCCTCGAATGCGCTTGAGTTTCAGATGCGCACCGTTGTACGAAATAGGCTTTGTGCTTTCGCTGGCTGGTGCTTTCGGGTGCGGCACATAGTGCTTTTTGTACCATTCGCGTTTATAGCAAGGCCCGCAAAGGCGTGACGCCGAATTCCGGGCAGGGTTAACCTCGCATCCGGGGCAAAGCTCTTCAACGTCCATATATCTATTATCAGTTATATTTCCGGATGCGATTGAGGCTTCAAACACTTTTTTGCTGTGGACAACCCTTTGATTACCGCGTCAAATCGGACGTTATAACTGATTGAGGATAAATCGCTGCTCTGCGACTCTCCGACAATTGGAATAACGAACGGAGCACAAATGTCAATCACGCTCGATCACCAGAATCGAATCATTATCCGAGATGGCTCAAAGTGGGCCGACTATATGCCAGTACAAGGTGGATGGCTCTTTGAGCAGGGCAACGCGTACCTGCTTGGACCCGTGGACGCCCTCATAACATGGGAGAAGGTTTACCGATATGCATGAGGACCAGGACTCGACGCTCTGGCCTCGCACGGCTGAGGCCTGCCTGATCGCAATTGGACATGAAGTGAGAGGTTTGGTCAAAGCCTCTCTCGGTCATTCCGAATAGCCGTACAATAGTAGAACAGCCACAATCTCACCCTCGCGGCTGTTTACCAAATTCTTCCGCCCGGCTCCCTCTATGTTGTGAGATTCATAGAGGTTGAGCCGGGCGGTTCTTATTTCAAGAAAGATAATTATGACTGAACTACCCAAGCCCTCGGAGGCCCCGGGGGCGGCAATGATTGACGAAAATCTTATTCAAGACTCGTTACTTGCTGAGTACATTGCAACGGGCAAAGTGACATATAGCACCGGTCGCATCAACCCAATTGCCCCTCTTCGCCATTCGTTGCGATGGGTGAAGGACTGGGGATGGATGCAATGGGACGGTCAGGTGTGGTCAGCTGTACCCGAACCCGTTGCTATTGACGTGGTTCGCGCCATTCTGAAGGAGATGTTCGTCAAGGTCATATCCGCTCACCCGGACCCTCACACGAACACGCAGTACAAGATCCTCCTAGCTAAGAACAAGGCTGTCAACGTCTCCTATTTCCTGAAGGGTCTGCTCACTACGGATGCGGCGGAATTCGACAGGTACCCTGATTACCTCAACGCTCAGAACGGCATCATTGACCTGACGTCTGGCACAATCTTCGATCACCACCCCAAGTGGATGCTCACGAAGATTACTGCGGTGGATTACTACCCAGGTGCAGAGCACAAGGACTGGCACACGGCGCTACAGGCCCTTCCCGATGATGTGCGGGAGTACATGCAGGTTCGATACGGGCAGGCCATAACGGGCCACCCTGTGGACGATGATGTACTGATCATTCAGAAGGGTGGAGGCCAGAACGGTAAGTCAACGATCACGCAAGGTATCCATAGGGCCGTAGGCGGCTACGGTGTCGTGGTTCCCGACAAGGTGTTGCTTGCCAACCCTGGTGAACACCCCACGGAAATGATGACACTTCGCGGTGCTCGTTACGCGCTCATTGAAGAGACACCGGACGGCCACCGGCTCCCAACTAAGCGCCTAAAAGACCTGATTGGAACGCCTGTCATGACGGCGCGTGCCATGCGTCAGGATTTCGTGAGTTGGAACACAACACACACGCTGTTTGTGGACACCAATTATGACTTACAGGTTGCCGAGACCGACCACGGCACGTGGAGACGGCTTCAGCTGGTCCTGTTCCCATATAAGTACGTGCACCCCTCCGAACCGCTCATGGCCCCTAACGAGCGTCATGGCGTTCCCGGCCTACGTGAGCGCATCCGTGACAACACTGACGCACAGCTTGAAGCCGTTCTGGCGTGGGTAGTGGAGGGCGCGCGCCTCTGGTACGGCAACGATCGTGCGCAGCTACCGACGCCGCTGACCATTCAGAGTGATACTCAGGCATGGCGCGCCGAAGCTGACTTGATTCTCGCGTATGCCCAAGATCGGCTGAGTTTCGATCCGACAGCTATGATGCCTACCACTGATCTGTTCGAAGACTTCACGGACTGGCTCAGGGAATCTGGCCGGTCAGTCTGGAATGACCAGACCTTCACCAGCCGCTTCAGCACGCATGACTTGTGTAGCCGCAACAACGTCACAAAGGACCGCATCAATGTCAACGCGTCAACAATCTTCTCTCGACGCTACGCTTTTGGGGCATCAACCCTGACGGGCAAGGTGCGAGTTTGGAAGGGCGTTCGGTTCAATTCATGAATTTGGACCGGGGTGGACCGGGGTTGTTTTTAAGAGCCTATACAAGTGAGTATAGAGCTTTAACCAAGTACCCCGGTCCACCCCGGTCCAGAAGTGGAAATAGCCCTTTGAGAACCGTGCACATAAGAATCTGTCAATCCTTTCCATATAGGAGGACAGTCCCGTCTACCGATATATATTCAATCATTAAATAGAAAGTTGATCATGCCTGATCAGTACAAAGAGCTTCCGACGGGAACTGACGTAGAGATACGGCTTGTGAATGGCGAACTCGTCGGAGGCACTCTCGGCAATCGTGACGACCGGGGAATTTACCTTGATGGGCATGGAGAGAAAGCTACGCTGATTCCGTGGACTGCCATCGTTCGTATCAACTACTGACAAAGCGAAAGCCCCGCGGTTGACTGATTCCGCGGGGCTTCCCATATCGGGATTGAAATGGGTACTTCTATCATACAGCTTTACCGTCCGAAAGGCGGAGGATAGTAGTACGTTCGAAATCGGCCATCTCTCCGCGTTTCCCGTCCGGGCGCGTCACGGTCACGGAGAACATGCCCCGGATAATGTCACGGCGCTTCTCCAATTCGAGGGTTTCCCAGAACGCTGGGAACCCGGCTTCCGAGTAGTTGTCCGCTCCCGCTGCGACCCACGCGGCCCGGGCCTCCGCTGCGATCCCGTTCGCGGCGCTCTCTCCGCGTTCCCGGACAATTGCAGCCTCAACCTCGATGGAGCGCGAGTCGATCTGAGTGAGGCGCTTCCGGACCACGGTGCGGTCGATACCCGGCTCGAACATCAGCTCAGTGGCCTCTGAGCGGCGTTGTGCCAGCTCCGCAGACTCGGTGAGCAGGGAAGTTAGTCCCGCGCTCACGACGGCGTCAGACGGCTCTTGGATGCGCCATTGGAAGCCGACCGCCTCAATGACGAACCCGTCTAACCGGTCCTCTCGGATGCTGACGTGCCCGCCGTTCGAAGCCCTGCACTCATACCGCTTCAGGCGCGCTGTGAGGGTCGCGCCGCACACCCCGCACGTAGCGATGCTCGACAGCAGGTGGACGGGTTTATTGCCGGGTGTAGTGCGTCGGGATGGGGCGTTCAGGATTTGACGGACGGCCACGGCGTCGGCGCGGGGGACCACCGGCGTGATGTGCTCCGAGTCCGCGACCGTCCCAAGGTGTTCGACCTGACCGCCGTAGGCCGTGACTTTGCATAGATCACGGAGTCTGCGGGTGTTCCACTGCGAGGCGCGGCCTCCGGTCGGGACCCCCTCAGCGTTCAGCTGACCGGCAAGGCTGTAGAGGGACCCGCCTCCGAGCACGTGCGCGAAGATGCGTCGGACCACCGCGGCCTCATCCTCCCGGGGTGTAATTCCGTCCGTTTCATACCCGTACCGGCGTCGGCCGGGGACAGGCTTCCCTTGTGTCACCCGGTGCAGGTTCGCGCGCTTTTGACGCTCCGATTTGCGGCGAACCTCGAACCGGGCGAGTGCTGCGGTCATCGTCGCCCTGAACTCTCCGTCAGCGGTCGCCAGGTCTATCTCCCCGTCTACCGTCACCACGCGAGCGCCAGACTCGATCAGTGCCAGCAGGTCGGCTTGTCCCCGCAACAGCCGGTCCAGGTCCACGGCGACCACGTACCTGAATTCTCCCCGCCCCGCGGCTGCGAGCATCCGGCCCCAACCCGTTGAGGCCCCGCGGCTCTTGAACGCTGAGGCCCCGTTGTCCTCGAACACCTCCGCGACCGTCCAACCGCGGCCCTCTGCGAGCTTGCGCGTACGCTCACGCTGACGGTCAATGCCCTCGGCGTTTTCCACGCTTTGCCGGACGTAGAGGGCTGCACGATCACTCAT